ATACATCTGGTAATCGAAGATTTTGGGTTCTCGCTGTCAAAGATATCAATGTCAATCATGGTGTGGATATGCAACAGATGTGGGCTGAGGTGAAAGAGACTATGTACATCAAAGGTCAGAAAAACTGGTTTTTGAGCCCAGATGAAAGAGAATTATTGCAAGATTCCAACGAAATATACAGAACTCAGTCGAGTGTGGAGGATTTATTGCTAGAACATGTTAATTTTGACAGTGAAAGCACCAAACCTGTGCAAATGACCAAATTGTTAAGGGATTTGGGCATCAAAGCCCCAAGGATGCCAGACATTAAAGATGCTAGTCGTGTCTTACACGAAAGAGGCATCGAACCCAGAAGAACCAATGGTAAAAAGGTCTATGACTTGAGCTACACAGCTGTAGAAAACGACAGTGGTGGGTTCAACGCCAACTTTGGAGATGATTAGTGATTAAAGAGTGGTTCACTATATGGTTATTCCTTCTATGTGCTGTGATATTGCTTACATTTGTTGTCATCTCCATGCCATTTGTGGCTGTACACGACTTATTTCAGCGTTTTAGGGATAGGAGACTATATGAAGAATAAAAAGACTGTTAAAGCTCTTTATGTGCACTCTGGAGTGGTCATTAGACCTGAGAGTGATAACTCTTTAGAGGAGCTTAAAGAGAAGCTCAATGCACATGGTATTAGGGCGAGTCTGAGGGTGACATATGACACTAGATAGGAGTGCCATGAGAGAAGCTGTCAGCGATGTGACCATAGGTTTTTTCATGGCGTTTCCTATAGCTTTTGTTGTCTTGTCTGTCACAACTTGGCTTGAACTGAGTGTGCCAGTCACAGCTGGAGTGCAAACTCTGGTGTTCACAATAGTGGCTTTGGTGAGGAAATACTTTGTTAGGGTACACTTTAAGTCGAGAGATGAGGTGATGAGGGAACTAGACAGATGAGCACAGATGTGCGTAATTTTGTTGATGTGTGTAGAAAAAGGGTATCTGAGAGGGAATGTTTGGGTAGAGGTACACTGAGTAGTACACTGTCAAGATTTCCTTTATTTATAAGGCTTTCTGTATGTTATAGGTTACTAGGTTATTATTATATATATAGAAATTAATTAATTAGCATGGTTATAAATAGAAAGGGGTTTATAGGGGTTGCAATTACAGAAGTGTTTGGAGGCTGTACACTGCACTTGGTACACTGTTAGATAACAAATGATAATAAGGATATAGACATGGCTGGAAGACCAAAGAAAGCGAAGACACCATTGGTGAGTGCTCCAACTCAGTTTGAGAAAGACGAAGAGTTTGGGCTGACTGAAATGCAAGCCTCATTTGTGTGGCACTACACTGAGGGAGCTTGCTCCCAGACTGAGGCAGCTAGGAAGGCTGGCTTTGAGTTTCCATCAGCAAGTGCTAACAAACTGCTCAGTGGTAAACATCATCCTAATGTGGTTAAAGCAATACGAGTAAAGCAAGATGAGTTAGCAGAGAAGTTTGCGATAACGCCAGCCAAGACTGGAACAATGTTGTGGAAGATAACAGAGACAGCGTTTGAGAATGGACAGTTCAACGCAGCTGTGTCAGCTATCAAAGAACTCAACCAACTTGCTGGTTTATCTATCAACAGGTCACAGAATGTGAACATCAACGCTAACCTTGAGAACATGACCAAGGAACAAATCAAAGAGAGATTGGGCAAGCTTTTAGGAGCAGAGACAACAGACTACTCAATGAAAGATAAGTAAGTTTTTAACTGAGTAATAGCCCTCTCACACAGGCAGAAAAAAAAATCTTTGGAAAATTCATTTTTTAGCAAAAAAGTCAACAAAATCAATAGCTTACAGCAATATTCTTATGTGCAATTCGTAGCATGTTTGTGCACATGTGTGAACACAGGGTAAACATTGGTATATGTAAGTAAGTATTCACTATCAAAGGAACCCTATGAAATGTGTTTTTTGGCTGGAACTTTTGGATTTTTGACCCAACACCCCAAAATATGGTTTTTCTCTGGCTCTAGTAAATATAACTAAGTTGAGTACACCCAATCATCAAAAAATCTCATTGCACTTTAGAAGTGCTATACTTTGCACATGTATATAAAAAAAGTTAGATCGAAAAAATCCTGACCATGCCAATCAACTCAAGAAACAAGGGGGCTAGTTATGAAAGAAAGGTGGTAGGAATCCTAAACGAATTTTTTTTGCAAAATAATTTTGATGTAACCTGTAAGAGAAACCTCGACCAATACCAGACAAAGAACCTTTCTGACATAAACATTCCATTTCACTCTATCGAGTGCAAACATTACAAAGAAGGTAACTGGCTCAAACCAGAATGGTGGAGACAAGTCTGTGAATCAGCTGACAACGAAGGTACCATACCCATATTGATTTTTAAGTTCAATCGTATTCCTACAAGAGTGGCTATACCCTTTCATGCCATAAATCCTGAATGGGAGGTAGACAACCAAAAAATGGCTATCATGTCCATGGATGACTGGTTAGACATATTGTTGAAGAATTGGTCTACTTATGAGCTAATGTACAAATGAACCCATCCAAACATGGAGTCACAGGCATGGCTCTATCCAGTGAAGAAGTACAAGCCTTCATGGATTACCTTGAGGATGCAATACCAGTCAAAGGTAAAATCAACAAAGATGGTAAAGAAGTAACAGACACTTCCATCAGAGATGCAGATGTTTACCACATAGAGCAAGAAGCTGAAAACTTGTATGAAATATTACAAAAAGTTGCTCAAATGGTTAATCTCTACTTCAAGTACGATCTGACAGGCATGGAGAAAGCACAGATACTCCACTATAAGTCACCTTCTAATGGTTACAGCTACCACATCGACCTAGACTCCAGCGAAAAGGCTATATCACGAAAAGTCAGTGTGACGATAGTTTTGAATGATGGCTATGAGGGTGGCGAAATATGCTTTCGTACCAGTGAGACAGGTACTTGCCAAAGACCGACAGCTGGCAATGTAATAGCTTTCAGTAGCTTTATACCTCACAAAATAAAACCAATCACTTCTGGTGAACGCTATGCAGTCGTAGTCTGGTTTACGGGTCCTTGCTTCAGGTGATAGAATTGTGCGATGTCCATTGAAGATATTTTATTACAACAAGTACAGCGAAACGTAGACAGGGCTAAACGAACCAAAGAAACTTCTATGGAGTACGCCCCAAGTCCGGGGCAGATGAGTAACTTTGCTGGTATGTTGGCTCCCGGTGCTGGCTATGCAGACTTTTTTGGCGAATACCCATCCTTACCAGACTACGAACAACCAGTCACAGAAGCTTTCTCCAACGAACCCTATCCCTCTTTTGCAGAAAATTTAAAACGTGGTGGTTTTGGTGGTTACTTTGATGCCAGCATGCAAGGTCTAGGTGCAGCTGGTGATACATTGTACGCAGCTCCATATGTAGGTCCTCCATTGGGTGGTCTGTTAAAAACAATGGGAGCATTTGGTACAGTGATGAGAGCTGGCAGTAAAGCTGGCAAGGGAGCTAAAACAGAAGAAGGCATAGTATCTTTAGGCAAACAACCTATGTTTACACCAGAAGATACTATCAATCTGGCATACACACCTGATGGTTCCTATTCACCGGGAATCAAAGACTTAATCGAAAAAGCTTCTCCAAAGCTCAGAGGTCAAGGTATTACTCAGTGGGCAAACAAAAACCTAAAACCAAAAGAACTAGAAGTTCTTGGTATAGATGAATTTATCAAAGCCAACCCTAAAGCAACACTGAAAGAAACAGTAGAAGGTATCAGTGGCAATAAAGTAGTAGTTGGTAAAAAAGTTCTAGGTGGTGGCGAAGGACAGGTAATGGATTTTGAAACAAGTTATCCACTAGAAGACCCATTAGATGGTTCACCATTACATGAATTTTTAACAGAAGACATTGAATTTGAATTGAACCCAGCGACTGCTAGTTTTCAAAAAGGAGGTGTAAACTACCAAGCCACATTAGACGCACAAAAAGAATTTACTGATGAATTTATAAATCTAGCCAGAGGAAAAGGTTATGATTTTGATGGTGCAAACATAAGTAATTATGACGAGATAACCAAGCTTTATGACAATGCTAAATATGGAGATGGAGTAAATGAAGTCTACGATGAAGCAATAGATAATCTTGCAATGAATTTATACCAACGACAACCCTACGAACTCATACGACCTACAGGTGTTGATGTGGGCGATAACACTTTTGCTTTTGGTGACGAAAATGTTGGTTATCAAATATTCGTAGATGGTCAACGAAAAACAGACCCGGGCAACATAGCTTACAGTCGTACAGAAGCTCAAATAAAGCTCAGAGATGAAATGGCAGATGAAGGTTATGACATGTTCAGAGTGGATGCTGATGACTTTGACCCTAACTTTGATGGCTTTGGTGGTGGCACACAGTACAAACAATTTATAGACAGAAGCTTGCCCGGTGGTAAGAACTACAGAGAAATCATATACACTTACGAAGATGCACCTGAAGGACACAACATAGGTCACTTCAGTGATGACATTGATGAAGGCAACTACCTAGCTCACGCTTTGGTTCGAGATAGAAAGCTTGCTGATGGCACTGAGACACTACATGGTGATGAACTACAGTCAGACTTACACAGAGATGGTGCTAAGTTTGGTTATAATTCATTAGAGCAAAGAAAAAGTATAGAAGAAGCTAAAAATATAGCAGAACAAAACATGTCAGATTCTTTTGACAACTTAAAACCTTTGTTAGATAAATACGATTTGTCAGACTTGCCAGAAAGTATATCAGCTCCAAGCACAAGCCCTGTATCAGCTGACACATTAATTTATGATGTGAACAAAACTTTTAGAGATAGAGGTGTTTTAGTGTCTGAATTACCAAGAGATATTAACGAAGCTCTTGTTAAATATGAAGATAAAGCAAGAGAAATACAAAAAATATTAGACCAAGAAAACAACCTAGTTCCCAACTACCCATACAAAGAAGACTACCATGTGATGTTGTTAAAAAAAATGTTACTGCAAGCTGTAGAAGAAGGTAAACCAGCCATATCTGTTTCTGGTTCAGGACCCATCAAAGCAAGGTATGTATCTGGCAATAATGAAATAGATGAAAAGAACTTTCGTTTTTATGAAAGCCTCTACGACAAAAAAATACCATCATCCATGAAGAAGCTGACTGAAAAGTATGGTGGTGAGTTTCAAAAGAATAGTAAGCTAGATAACATAGATACATTTGGCGTAGATTACAAAAACAATGACCTTTATCAATATTCAAAACCAGAACTGTGGGATGCCAACGTCATCAAAATCACTGAGGAGATGCGTAACAAAATTTTGCTAGAGGGCATACCTGACTTTGCTACAGGTGGCATAGTCAACAAAGGCATCGCCACTCTCAAGACAGCGAAACAACCCACAGAAGGTATCGTAGATTTAGGTCTATATTAAAACTTGCACATGTAAGAAAAGGGCTGTCTAATGACAGCCTTTTTTATTGCCTGTCATCTCTTCCAAAAGCGAGCTGATGGATGACTCTCTGCAAGCTGTCGA